CTCGACCCACGGCGCGTGCAGCGTCGCCAGGACGCCAAGGGCCGCATCTACTACCCCGTGGACAACGTCCACCCGGTCGCCAAGCGCGACATGATCTACGACGCCGAGCTGATCCCGGCGGGACAGTTGACGGGCGTGTCGCGGGTGGACCTCCTGCGCGAGACCTTCGGCCTGTCTCAGGCGCTGGAGAACTTCGCGGCCACGTTCTTCGGCAACGGCGCGCACACGAACGGCGTCATCTCCGTGCCCGAGGGCGTCGACATGACGCAGGCCAAGGAGATAAAGGACGCCTGGGACGCCTCGCACAAGGGCATCGCCAAGGCCAACGGCACCGGGCTGCTCGGTGGCGGCGCGACGTGGCAGAAGACCTCGGTGGACCCCGACGAGGCCCAGATGATCGAGTCGCGGGAGTTCGCCATCGGCGACATCGCGCGGGCGTTCCGCATCCCACCGACGATGCTCGGCAGCACGAAGGCCGGCACGCAGGGCTACGCCTCGCGCGAGCAGGACTCGCTCCAGTTCGTCACCTACACGCTCATGCCGTACATCACGGCCATCGAGGACCACCTGTCCCCGCTGCTGCCGGTGACGGGCGCGTTCGTGAAGTTCAATGTCGACGGACTGCTGCGCGCGTCGCTGACGGATCGCTACGCGGCACACGCCTCGGGCGTCGATGCGGGCTGGCTCGCCATCAACGAGGCGCGGGCGCGCGAGGACCTGCCGCCCGTTGCAGGCGGCGACGAGGTGCGCCTGCCGCTGGAGAACGTCCCCATGTCGGCGAACGCGTTCACCGCTCAGAAGATGCTCGTGGAGATGGCGCAGTCGCTCTACGAGGCGGGCTGGGAGCCCGCCGCCATTCTCGACTACCTGGGCCTGCCGCCCATCGCTCACACCGGATTGCCGTCGGTGCAGACCCAGCAGCCGCAAGACCCGAAGGAGACCCCATGACCGTCATCGAATACCGCGAGGTCGCGGACGTCGAGGAGTTCGAGACCCGCGCGAGCGTGACTGACGACGGGGCGAAGGTCCTCTCGGGGTACGCCTTCCGCTACAACTCGTGGTCGCTCGACCTCGGAGGCTTCAAGGAGCGACTCGCGCCGTCCTCGGCCGACAAGACGCTGCGCGCCCGCAACGACATCAAGGCGCTCGCCAACCACGACTCCTCGAAGGTGCTCGGGTCGACGAAGGCCCGCACGCTGGAGATCGAGTCGGACTCGGCCGGTGCGCGCGACGTCATCACCCTGCCGGACACGACCTACGCGCACGACCTGTGGACGGTCGTGGACCGCCGCGACGTGCGCGGCCAGTCCTTCGGCATGTCCGTCGTCGCCGACGAGTGGAACGCCGACTACACCGAGCGCGTCGTGAACGAGTTCCGGCTCCACGAGGTCTCCGTGGTCACCTTCCCCGCGTACCCCTCGACGTCGGTCTCGGCTCGCTCGCTGGCGATGTTCGAGGCCCGCTCGGGCCGGTCCCGCGACGATCTCGCGGCAGCCATCGACGCGCTGCGCTCCGGCGAGATGACCGACGAGTACGCCGACCTGCTGACCGAGGCCATCCAGCGGTCGCGCGGCGTCAGCGACGAGGACGCCGCCGCGGTGCTCGAGCAGGTCGACGAGCTGCGCGACGCCGAGCCCGCGGACGTCCCCGACGAGCTGTTCGTGCGCCGCGCCCGCCTCATCCTGCGCGAGCGCGCCATCGGGCTGCTGTAGCCCTTCACAATCTCCGGCCTTGAGGAGCCTCGGGCCGGCTTGCGTTCAGCGGAGCCGCGACGCGCCTATCACCCCTGCGCATCACTCCGACAGAAAGAGACAAGCCATGTCCTACCTGGACACTCTCAACGAGGCTCAGCTCAAGAACACCCACGCGGTGCGGGCGATCCTCGACACGATGGAGGCCGAGGGGCGCACCGCTCCCACGGTCGAGGAGCGCACCGCGCTCGACGCGCTGGACGCCGAGTTCTCCGAGCGTGGCGACAACATCGCCCGCCGGCTCGAGGCCGAGAAGCGCGAGCAGATGCTCGACGAGGCGCGGGGCAAGGCCCCCGAGTCGCGCGAGAAGCGTGACGGCGCTCCGGTCGAGAAGGTCGCCGACATCCTCCGCAAGATGGGCAGCGGCGAGATCCGCGAGCACAACTTCGAGTTCCGCACCAACACGCAGGGCACCACGACCGACGGCGGCTTCACCGTGCCCGAGGGCTTCGGCGGCCGCGTCATCGAGAAGATGCGCACGGTCGGCCCCTGCCTCGACCCGAGCATCGTCGACCTGACGCTGACCAACGACACCCGCCCGATCCCGTACCCGATCGAGAACGCGGGCGTCGGTGGCACGGCCACCGCAGAGGCGGCGGCCTACGGCGTGCAGACGCCGACGTTCACGCAGAAGACCCTCGGCGCATGGAAGCAGACGGCCTACATCGCCGCTTCCGTCGAGCTGCTCATGAGCGACGACGTCACCATCGAGAACTACTTCGAGCGCAAGCTCTCGGTCGGTCTCGGAACGGCCTGCAACTCGGCTCTCACCCTCGGCACGGGCACCGTCCAGCCCGAGGGCCTGATCGCCGGCGGGTCCGGCGTGACCGGCGGCACCGGCGTCTCCGGCGCTCCCACCTACGAGAACCTCGTGGACCTGGAGTGCTCGGTCGACAGCCTCTACGCCAACAGCCCCAAGGCGGGCTACCAGATGCGGCGCACCACGCTCGGTGTCGTCCGCAAGATCAAGGACACGGCCGGAAGCTACATCTTCGTGCCGTCGCCCCTCGTCGGCCAGCCGGCGACCATCAACGGGTACCCGATCTTCGAGAACCCGAACGTCGTCGCCGCCGCGACGAACGCCAAGTCGATCTGGTTCGGCGACTGGTCCTACTTCCTGGTGCGCCAGGCGGGCGGGGTCACCATCGACCGGAACGACACCATCGGCTGGGACTCGGACCTCGTCTACTTCAAGGCGCGGACCTGGGTCGACTCCTTCGTCGGTCAGACGGAGGCCATCAAGTCCTTCGCCGGCGGGACGGCCTAGCACCACGCGGCCACGAGTGGCCGACGGTTTGCGCCGTCGGCCGCTCGTGCGCCATGCCGCATAGCGGCTCCCTGTTGTCGGGGTGGAGGAGCGCAGGGCCTCCACCCCGACTCACCCTGCACCCCTGCGCCAATCCCTGCAAAGGACACCCCTGCGATGAATCGAGCCGAGCGCCGCCGTGCCCAGCGTGCGGGACTGACGACCAACCCCGCCGCGATCTCGTGGTTCTCCAACGCGATGTGGGCCGAGACCGGCTACGGGACCCAGACGCGGCAGGTGGTCAACCACCTCGCCGCTGACGGGCACCAAGTGGCGGTCACTGCCAACTACGGCCTCCAGGCGATGAAGACCGTTTTTGAGGGCATCCCGCACTACCCGATGGGCGTGGATGGCTACTCCAACGACATCGTCGAGCCGTCCTTCAAGGACTGGACCGCGCAGCACCCCGACCTCCCGCCGCTGCTCCTCGCCCTGTTCGATGCGTGGCCGCTCAAGGGTCCGGCGTGGGATCGGATGCCCGTGGGCATCTGGACGATGGTGGACCACTTCCCGCTCCCGCCGGCGGTGCGCGCATTCCTCGCCAAGCCGAACGTGACCCCACTCGCCGCGTCGAAGTTCGCGCAGCAGGAGATTCGCCGCGCGGGCATCGACTCCCTCTATGTCCCGATGGCCGTCGATACGAACCTGTACTGCGCCACCGAGTCGTGGAACAACGGCGACCGCAAGGTGACGGGCCGCGAGCTCATGGGCTTCGGCGAGCACGGCGAGGACTACTTCGTTGTGTCATGCATCAATGCGAACAAGTCCAGCGGCAACGTCCACCGCAAGGCGTGGGACGAGAACCTTCGGGCGTTCAGCATCTTCGCCGAGCGCCACGATGACGCGCGGCTCTACGTCCACACCGAGCGCCACGGCAAGTACGGCGGCGTCAACCTCGACGCCCTCATCAACGTCATCGGCCTTGAGCCTCACCAGTTCCGCATCGTCAACCAGTGGGCCTCGCATACGGGCATCCCGAACGAGGCGATGGCGGCGATCTACACCGCGACCGACGTCCTGCTCGCGCCCACCTACGGCGAGGGCTTCGGCCTGACCGTCGCCGAGGCGGGCTCGTGCGGCACGCCCGCCATCGTGAACGACTTCACCTGTCAGCCGGAGCTTGTCTCCGAGGATTCCTGGCTGACGACCGGGCAGCTCTGGTACGACAACGCGCAGTCCGCGTACTGGTCCATCCCCAACGTCGCCTCCATCGTGGACGCGCTCGAGGCGGCCTACGCCCGTGGGCGTGGCCGGTCGCAGGCGCAGCGCGACCACGTCATCGCCAACTTCGACGCCGACACGGTCTACGCCGAGCACTGGCGGCCCGCACTCGACGCGATGATCGCCGAGAAGCATGGGGCCGTCGAGCCGCTGCCGACCGCGTGGGTCCGCAACTACACCGTCGACCCGACGCTCGGCATCTACGTCCCCGCCTACAAGCGGGACACCCTCGGCCGCCTGCTGGCCTCGCTTGCACCGCAGCTCACCGACCGCGTCGCAGTCATCATCCCCGGCCACGATCCCGAGGTCTCG